TGACTGCCGGGCCGAGCGTGTCGTACAGCTCCTGCACCTTGGCCAGGTTCTGGTCGACGCTGGCCTGGCGCTGGGTGCCTCGGTCGGCGACGAACCGGCCGTCGGCCTTGAACGCGCGGTAGATGCCGGCGGCCTGCTGGAAGTTCGGCACAACCTTCTGGCCATCGGAGGTGATGGCGATCAGCGCGGTGAAGGTGTCGCGGGCGTCCTTGTCGGTGGCCAGCTCGGGGAACTCTTGGGCGAAGATGTCGAGCGCGGCCTGGAACTTGGTCGAATACCAGCCCACCCCGGATTGCTCCGGGTTCTGCAGCTCGAACTGCACTTCCTCGGCCATCCACTTCGCGATCTTCTTCGCGGCTTCGGGGCTTCGATCTTTGGCCGAGATCGACCCGTACTTGGCCCGCTGCCGGGCTTCGAGCGCGGCGGCGACCTGGCGGGTGCTGTAGCGTTTGTTCGGGTTCAGCCCGTACTTCTGCAGCGTCTCGCGACCGTCGCGCAGAGAGGCGCTCTGGGCGAAGGTTCCGCCGGGGAACAGCTCGGCCAGGGCCTGGTCGCGGAAGTCTTCGGCGGGGCGGGTCGCGATGCTCTCGTTGGGGTCGGTGCGCGCGGCGAGGCGCGCCAGACGGTCCTGCTGCGCCAGCTCGCGCATGCGCGCCATCAGGCGCTGTGCGTCTTGCGTGGTGCGGACGGGCCCGACCTGGGTCATGTCGGCGGCGTCGAAGAGGGCGACCGCGCCTCTGATCGAAGCGTCGCTGCGGTAGCCGCTGAAGCCGGCGGCTTGGATCGCCTTCTCGTAGGCTGTGGCGATCTCGGTGGTCGTGCCCTCGGTGGGCTTCAGGTTCTGCGGATCGCCGTCGAAGTCGTAGAGCTTCGAGGCCGGGATGCGGGCCTCGTAGCGGAAGGAGCGGTTGCTGATGCCCGTGCCGGGCTCGCCGTCGTAGACGCCCCGCACGCCGAAGTAGGTGCGGCCCGGCGCTCCTGCAGCGCGGCGCTCGCGCTCGGCGTCCTGCGTCACGCCCGCCGCGCCCCAGCGCGAGGGGTCAGACACCATCAGCCCCGAGGTGCTGCTGTAGTGGACCAGGTCGACGTTATCTTCCTGCTCCATGACCTGGCGGCCGGCGCTCGACGGCATCTCGGCCGAGAAGCGCAGCTGGTATTTCTGCGACAGCTCTTCGGCCGTCATGCCGGTGCGCGCGGCCATTACGTCGTAGAAGGCGGCGGGCAGCGAGGCGTAGGCGGCGTTCACGTCCTTGGTGAAACGGCCGGCGGCGTTCAGCTCTTCGGTGATGCGGGTCTGCAGGCGTTCGCGGCCGGCGCGCAGCTCTTCGGTGGCGGTGGCTTGGGCGACGGCGGTCTCGACTTCGGCCTGCAGCGCGTCGCCGCGCGTGGCCATGAACTCCTTGGCCTGGGCCTGGCTCATGGCGAAGGGGTCGGTGCGCATGTGCGGGAGCAGGGCCGCCGTGGCGTCGGTCGCGGCCAGGTGCGCGGCGAACTCACCGGCGGTGATCCGCACGTCGCCGCCGGAGGCGATAGCCCCGGGCAGCTGGTCGGCCAGCGAGGGGATCGCGGCGGTCACCTCGTCGAGCGACACGCCCGCGTCGTTCAGGCTCTGGGCAAAGGTCTGGGCGTCGACGTAGATGTTCTCGGCGGGGCCGTTCTCGGTCGCCTGCTCGATGAACTGTTGGAAGGTGGCAGGCTCGCGCTCGCGCAGACGCGACGCGGCGGACAGGTCGGTCAGGTCTTGGAAGGTCTGGGCGGCCTGCTCCGCGCCTGCGGCTTCGGCCTCGCGCCCCGCCAAACGGCCGGCAACGATCTCGCCCGTAGCCGTAACTGCGCGCACGCCCGCGCCGAATGGCGTACCCGCGACAGCACCCGCCGCCACTTGGTCAAGAGCGTCGACCGGGTTGAAGCCTGCCTGGGTGCCGAGGTTGGTGCCGAGGTACTCGACGAAGCTCTGCACCGCCTCGGTGACGCCTTCGATCAGGCCCGCGCGGCCCGAGGCCGTGGCAACACCGCGCAGGGTGGCGCTCGCCAGCTCTTCGCCGACGCCGAGGATGCCCGAGGTGCCGAGCCGCTCGAGAAGCGCGGATGCCGTTGCGGCGGGCAGCGCAGCAAAAAGATCGCCCACGGTGGCGTCGGCGCGCGCGTCGTTCTCGGCGCGGTCCTGCCCAATGCCGCCTGTCCTGGCCGCGACGTACAGAGGCACAGAGGCCATCGCCACCGCCATGTCGGGCAGGGAAACAAGCCCGCTCTCGATAGCGAAGGGGATGACGTTCTGGAGCGGCCGGGCCTTCACCTCTTCCCAGGTCGTCCCCGCCTCGTAACCGAGCGCGGGGGTCTCCAGCGCGCGGGTCATCTGGCCCGTGCGGGTAGTGCCGTTGGCGGCAGGCTCAACGCGCTGGAGGCTGAAGCGCCCTTGTTCATCTGGCCGGAAGTCGTAGATGGGGATGCCGACCCGGTCGTATTGCCGGCGGGCGAAGTCTTCGATCCCGCCGAACAGGGTCTGGTCCGTTCGCGCCAGGCCGCCCGCGATCCGGCTGGCCCCTTCGCTGGCCCCGCGGAACACGTTGGCGACAGCACGGCCCGCCGGGCCTTGGCGCTCGATGAAGCGGCCCAGAGGCGTGCGAGCCGCCGACTGGCCCTGCTCGCGTGCGTTGCGGGCGGCGGTTTGGTCTACGAGCTGGCGGGTCTGCTCGGGGGTGTAGAAGCCCCGGGCGACGATACGCTCGAGCCCCGTCAGGTTCTCGATGTCGTCGTGCGCGACGGCGGCGTTGGCCGGGTTCGCGAGGAAGGCGCTGGTGGCCGGCGCGCGTTCCGGCAGGTCGGTGGTGTAGTCGACAGGCGGCAACGCGCCGTTGACTTCGCGGATGGCGCGCAGGCGCGAAACCGGCATGCCCCGGCGCGCGGCTTCGGCGCGGTCGGCGGCCAGCGCATCGGGGTTCTCGACGACGCCCGTCCGCAGGGCGTTGGCCAGGCGCTGGCGTTGCGCTTCGAGTTCGTCGGCGGGGTCTTGGTCTTCGAGAGCCATGCGCGCCTAGTTTCCTCGGATGCGGGTGGTGACGTATTCTTGGAAGATTTCGTCGTTGGTCGGGTTGCGACCAAGACGTTCGCGGGCAAGCCGCCGGTACTCGAGCTGGTTCGGGCGGATCATCGTTTCGTAGGATGTCTGGAAGCCGGTGGCGTAGGGCTGCAGCATACCCTGCGGGCGCTCCCAGGCAAGCCTGCCCAAACGGTTTTCGATGACCGCGGCGATCTCTTCGCGGTTCATCTGGCGGCCAAGGGTGCGCTGGCGCTCGACGACTTCTTCGCGCACGGCGGCGTTGATCTGCGCCAGGGCCTGCCGGTCGCTGTCGGCGGTGCGGCCCGCTGGCGTGCGGTCGATGCCCGAGGCGTCGAGCGACGCGGACCAGGCCGACGAGAACGCTTGCTGCGGGACAACGGTGGCCTTCTGGGCTTCGGCCACCGCGGCGGTGCTGGCCCGGGCCGAGGTGCCAATCAGGCTGATGAGGTCGTTGGACGACAGGTTGCGTCCGTAGGTGGCGACGATCTCTTCCGGGGACATCTCGGTGATGGCCTGCGGGTTGGCGGCGATGGCCATCAGGATCGTCGGATCGCTGCGCACGGTCGGCGGGGCGGTGACCGCCTCGAAATAGTTGCGGATCGTCTCCAAGCGGCCGGGCTTGAGGCGCGCGATGATGTCGGCCCCGGGCATGGTGCGGTTGGTTTCGATGTGGCGGAAGGCTTCGGTGTCGGCTTCCTCGAAGCCTTGAGCTTCGGCTTGGTTGAACTCGGCGTAGCGCCGGCGGACCTCGGCCTCGGTGGCGCGGACCAGAGTCGGCGGCGCGCCGAGGGGCAGAGCTGCGCGCGCGGCGGCGACAGCCTGCGACACCGACATCTCCGGGGCGCGGGCGGGCCCAGCCGGGGCTTGGCCGCGGGCCTCCATTTCGACCTTGTCGGTGCGCTCCAGCCATCCGGCCAGGTACTGGCGGCTGGAGCCGTCGGGGTCTTCAGCAGCGATGCGGCGGTATTCTGCGCGGCGAAGTTGGGCGAACTTGGTCACGTCGCCGCCGGCCTGGGCCAACAGTTGGCGGGCGCGGCCGGCACCCATGTTGACCGCGGTGTCGAAAGCCATGTGCGCCATGCCGGCGGGCAGCTCGTCCGCACCGATGGCGTCCCAATAGTCGCGCCGGTAGATCGCGTTGGCCTCTTCCCTGGTCACGTCACCATCAGCCCACGCGGCCGGGTGCGAGCGTTCGGTGATGCCGAAACGCGCGCGGCCGGCACCGTTGTCTTCGGCCACCAGAGCCGTGCCCTCGGACTGCCAGATGGAGCCCATCGACTGATCGAAGCTGGACGCGCCGCCCGGGGCCGCGACGGTGCCGCCCAGGCGAGGGCCGAACATGTCGGCGACCTGCTCTGCGGTGCGCGCTTCGATGGCGGGGCGCAGGACCGTGCGTGCGCTGTCTCGCTGGTCGGCGGTCATGTCCTCGTAGTTGGCGTCGAAGAAGGCCTGCGCGGCATCGACGTCTTCGTCGGCCAGGTCTTTGACGACATCGGACAGCGCCTTGCCGACGTTGGTGCGGTTGGCGATCACGGCGGCAGCGGCCGGCAGTCCGCGGCGGCGGCTCTCGGCGTCGGTCAACTCTGCGATGCGTTGGGTGTTGAGCCGCACCAACTCCGCGTCGCCGGGGTTCGCGCGGATCACCTCTTGCGCGGTGGCGACGCCGCTCGTGTAGACCTGCTCCTGGTAGGTCTCGTTCTCGAGGACAAAGTGCTCGGTCAGGCTGCCGCGCACGCGCAGGGCGAGGGGCGCAACGCGAGCCTGGTACTGCTGGCGCTGCTCCGCGGTGAGCTGCAGCTCGTCGGCGATGTCGTTGACCCGGCGCTCGAAGCGCGGAGCGTAGACCTGGTCGACCGGCTCGCGGTTCTCGCCGACGGCGATGGCCGCTTCGCCGCGCAGCTGGCTCCATTCGGTTTGGTCTTGCTGCGCCGCCGCCTGCGCGCGGTTTAGCGCGTCGTTGACCCGGGTCTCGTTTTGCTTCTCGACCTCTGCGCGGTAGATCGCGCCGACGGCCTGGCCGGCCTGCGACAAGGCCTGGCCCGTCTGCTGCATCTGGCGGGAGGCGAACTCCGCGCCGCGCGAGGCGTCAGGCGCGTCGAACTGGCCCGGGGCTTGGCCCGGGGCAACGCGACGCTGGTCGTCGATACGAAGGTTGGCCATCAGCCCCCGAAGCCCCCGAAGCGGGACATCGGCCGGTCACGGCCGCCGCGGAAACCCGAGCCCGACGAGGGCTTCATCGCCCCGGTCGCGCCGCCGGTCTTGACGGCTCCGTTGCCCTTGAACATGCCCATGCTGTAGGCGCTCTGCGCCATGCTCGTGGCGCTGCCCAGAAGGCTGGTCGCCGCGGCACCCATCGGGTTGATGCCCCGGGCGTTGGCGCGGGCGGCGAGGCCCTCGTTGCGCATGTTGGTCGCCTCGGTGCGCTGGCCCCAGGCCGCGCGCACGGCGTTGACCCGCGCCTGCTGCGCGTCCTCGGCGGTGACCAGGTCGGTGCCGACCACGATGGCTTGGGCGGTGGTGCTGCCGAGGGCGATGCCGCTCGCGCCCATCTCTGCTCGCTGCGTGCCCTTCTGCCGGGCACCGCCGCGTTCGATCTCTTGTGCTTGGTAGGCCCCCTGGTCCAACGCGATCTGCGCGCGGCGCTCTGCCAGCTCCGCGTTCATGTCGGCCATCTGGGCTTGGAAGCCGAGCGCGCTCTTCTGGGACTTGGCCGAACCGTAGGCACCGATGGCCGAGGTCGCCGCGCCTACGCCCTGGAGGGCCATGCTGGCTGCGGGGTTACACAAGGGGGCCTCGCATCTCAAAGCGGTGGAAGGGGAGGCCTTCGACACCGAAGGGTTTGGCTTCGCTGATCTTGAACCCCAGCCTCTTCAGCCAGGAGATGCTCGTCGTGTTGCGAGCGTCGACGTGGTTGAACAGAAGGGGGTATTCGGCCAGCACCACGCCACAGTAGGAGCGAGAGAGCCGGTTTAACATACGGGGCACGCGGCCCAGGCCGGGCGTCCCGACCAGCCACGGGTAGGCGGTGTTGGACAGAGCCGCCGCCGGCACGAAGCCGAAGAGCGCGACGATCTCGCCTTGGTGCTCCGCGACAAAGGACATCGGGCCCAGCCTGCCGTGCGACAGCTCGACCGCCTCGCGCAGTTGGCCGAGCACATCGGGGCCCGAGGCGGCGACCAGCTCGTCGTGGTCGGAGGGGCGCAGGTTCGGCGTGATGGTGTCGGCGTCCCCGACCCGGGCGAAGCGCACCTCAACCGGCAAGGACAGTCTCCGCGGAAATCGACAGCACGGTCAGGGGCAAAGGGTCCGATTGGCGGATGCAGATTTGCCCGTTGGTCGACCAGGCGGGCCCGATCTTGATGCTGATCTCGTCGGTGGTCAGGTTGGGCGGCGAGCCGTAGACCTCGGTGGTGCGCTGTTTGTATTCGGTCAGGCTGTCGAAGCTCGGGCCCGCGAACACGCCGGAGCTGCGGTAGACGCGCAGCCACACCTCGTTGACGTTCTTCGGCCGGCCCTGTCCCGCGCCCGGCATCTCGATGGCGAAGGGTAGGGTCTGGATGTCGGCCTCGATGGGCAGACCGATGATGATGGTCTCGCACTCGGCCGGCAGGGGCTCGGGCAGGCCGCCGTCTATGACCGTCTGCTGGGGGCACACAGCGCCGTCCGCGAGGATCGAGACGATCTCACCCTCGAGGTGCTCGAGCCCCGACGTCACTTCGTCGACGGCGGTGCTGCTGTAGTAGACCCCGGCGTCCACGAAGAAGGCGTCGGCCGCGTCGCTGAACGCCCGGCTGCGCATGCGCTCGACGTAGCGCACCGAGCTGCCGTTGATCTCGCGGCGGATGATGGCGTAGAGCGCGGTCTCATTGCCCTCGCGCACGGCCGCGATGCTCTCGAAGGAGCCCGCCGTGTCGTGTTGGTGCCAGCCAGACACCTGCTGCTCGGGGATGTAGGTCAGGCCGAGCAGCTTGCCGCTCGAGCTGACGAACCAGAGGATCGGGTAGGGGGACTTGGTCTGGGCGCTGTCGACGATCTCGTAGGTGTCGAACAGGTGCGGAGCGCGCAGCGACAGGTCGCCGGTCAGATAGCCGGCGGCGGTGTCCTGATAAGACATCTCGCGGATGTGGCCTGCGGTGTCGGCGAAGATCAGGTTCGAGCCGGTGGTTATCGGGGTGGCGGGGCCTGCACCGACGAACGACTGTGGCCGCACGCCAAAGCTCCCCGGCGTCAGGGCGTTGCCGCCCGAAGAGATGCGCCACTCGCCCGCTTGGGTCATGGCGATCAGGTCTTGGAGCGGAACGAGGTGGATGATCTGGTTGTAGTCGCGGGCCGCGATTTCGAACTGGATGCTGTCGTCGTCGCGCGGCGGCACCGAGAAGTTGAAGTCGACCTCCGACCCGCTGCGCGTCGTCCAGATGTTCTGCGGCTGTGCCGTCGAGCCACCGAACACCTTGCGCTGCTCGAAGTAGGTCACCGCCCCGGGGTTGTTGCTGGAGGCGAAGGGGTCGGAGGCTTGGGGCGGCGTGATGCCGCCGTTGGCCGGCAGGTTGTCGTCGATGACGCTGACCGTTCCGTTGCCGTCGAGCACGGCGATCAGGTAGAACAGGCCGCCCGCTTGCCGGTAGACCCGGTAGCCCGTGGCCCCCGTGCGCGCCGTCCAGCTGACGGTGTTGTAGGTGTTGGCCGCGCTGAGGTTGTTGGTCGCGGTGACGGCCGCCGACGCTGCACTCTCGGCAGTGGCGGTAACCGCGGTCACGACGTAGGCGTCGTTGCGCAGGAAGCTCGCGCCGGCGGTGGTCGGCGTGACAGCCAGGCCCGCCGGCGCGTCGATGCCGGGGCCGGTGGTGGCGGCGGTTAGGGCCCAGCTCGTGGGACCGGAGCGGCGAAGCTCCTGCACCGCGTAGTCAGGGTGCACCAGCGTCAGCACGTCCGCCGACTGCACGAACTTGACGTCGAACAGGTCCGCCTCGGCGTAGCTGTTGGAGATTTCGTAGGGCACGCCAGTCAGCAGCACTGTGCCGCCCAGGCTGTGGAAGCGGAAGTAGCCAGCCCCGAACTCGATCACCACCGTGTCGGAGACACTGAAGGTGAAGGGGAGCAGGCGGGTGGCCTTGGTGCTGTCCTTCACCTCGCGCACGAACTCGAAGCCGGCGCGGTTCTGCGCGGGCCCGTGGGGCAGGGTGATGAAGTTCCGGCAGAGGGCGAGCCCGGTCTGATAACGAACGTCGTCGATCCGCCCGTACATCTCGGGCGTGATCTCGCCGCCGGCCATCGAGCGGAAGTTGGTGCGCGTGGTGGCACCCATCAGCGTGCACCCACCCAAGGGGCGATGTGCGCGTCGCGCACGCGGCTGGCGCGGCGCTGTTTGGCATCCATCGTCTGAGCCTTGTCCATGAAGCCGCTCATGATGTTGAGCATGGCTGAGGCCACGGTGCGCCCGGTCTCGCCCTTGAGCACCGGGCCAGCCAGGAAGCTGGCCAGGAAGTACGACAGGGACAGGGTGAAGAGCGGGGGGAAGAAGCTGGGGATCGTCACGGCGACGGTGTAGCGGATGCGGGCGTCGACCACGTTGGTGTAGAGCACGCGGGTGTTGTCGGAGAGGCCCTCGATCTCGAAGTCGTTGACGCCGTTCAGCGCCGCCACCGGGCCGTAGGTCGTGCCGACGAAGTCGTCCGCGTCTTCCGCGCCTTGCACGGCGAAGACGGCGAGCGCGTTTGAGGGCAGGGCGTAGGCGTAGCGCCACTGCGTGTTGGGGTCTTCGTCGAGCAGGGCCAGCGTCGTGCGGCGCAGCGCGAAGTTCCAGGGGTACATCTCGAGCAGCGCGTCACGCGCAATGGGGTAGAACAGGGCGGCCTGCTCGGCCTGCGCGCTGCCCTCGGGGGGATCGAGGTTCACGATGGTGGCGTCGTCGCCCAGGTGCGACAGGGCCAGATTGGCGATGGCAACTGCGGTCGTCACGGGGATCACCTCAAAGAAAAGAGCCGGGGGCTGTTGGGCCCCCGGCTCGGAACCCCTACGGGGAGGGGGCTGGTTCTGGCCTAGACCAGGTCGTCCTGCGCTTCATCGGCTTCAGGGGCGGCGGCCAGAGCCGCCTCCACGTCAGCGTGGAAGGCAGGAGCCGCGGCGACCAGCACGGGCTTTGCCCGGGCGGGTTTGCGGGGGGCTTCGTCTTCGACAACCACCATCCAGTCGACGATCCCGTGGCCTTCGGCCAGCAGGAACTTCGAGCCCACCGGGCGGTAGTGGTTGGCGGGGTAGACACCCGGGTGGATAGCTTCCACCCAGGTGTTTTTCCCAGCCTTGTCGTAGACGCGGCGGCCTTCAGCGTCGAAGCGTCGGCCTTGTGCGTCAGTGCGGGCTTTGCTCACGGTTCAGCCCCCTTAGACCGGCATCGCGTCAGGGTAGGCGCGCTGGGCCGGGTACGGGTCCATCGACAGGAAGGCGTTGATCTTGCCAGCCGTGACGGTCGTCGTGGCGATCACGGCGAGGATGCCGAGGTAACGCTCATAGACCGCGCCCTGCGGAAGGGCGATGGAGCAGATCAGGCCACCCGCGTTGAGGCGGGCGTCGTTCGCGGCGGCGTCATCCGTCACGAGCGTGCCCGTGTCGTAGTGGACCGTCGCGGACGTGGCCAGGTCGGCCGTGCTGTCCGAGGCCAGCTGGAACTTGATCGTGCCGGCGGAACCGCCGGTGATGATTTCCGTATCCGTCTGGATGATGAGGTAGAGGGGCTGGCCCGCGCCAATGTCGCGCGAGGCAGAACCCAGGTCGATGACATCGCCGATGAGGGCGGTGCCGGCCGCAGCTGCCACCGAAACGGCATCTGCGAACTCGTTACGTTCGTCGAGGATCATGGTCTTGTTCTCCAGGGGCCCCGCTTACGCGGCGACCTTTGCTTCAGTGTGCAGCAGGCTGTCGACCCGGCGAACCGGGAAGCCGTCGAAGGTCATCACGGACTGGCCTGCGACGTCCGACATCATCAGGGTCGAGTTCTTGACCTTGTTGACCATCTGGCGGCGCAGGAAGCTGTGAACGCGGCGGCTGCAGTAGAAGGCACCACGGATGCCGGTCAGGTTCGGGATGAACGAGGCAACGTCCGTCATCAGGTCGATGAGGTCAGCGCCGGTCGCGGCATCCTTCGTCAGCTCGGCGAAGTCAACCTGGATGCGGTAGACGTAGCGCCAGTCCTTGAGGACCAGGCCGGCGTCCATGCGGTAGTGCGTGCGGTAGGCTTCCATCCGGCCACCGGCACCATCGACGTTCTCGATGGTGATCTGACCCTTGTCGTCGGTCTTGAGACCGGCAACGGACCCCTTGGGGTAGGTCATGAAGCAGGAGTTCGGGCCCCAGCCAATGAACCAGATCGAGGTGTTGGTGGAGTTCGAGCCGTCCGCGGCCGAGGCGTTGATGTTCTGGCCGTTTTCGGCGGACAGCGAGGAGTAGCGAGCGGCGAAGCCCGTGAACTTCTCGGGGGTCACATCTTCGTCGGCGTAGAAGATCGAGGAGGCCAGGTCTTGCGACATGCCTTCGATGTGGGCGGTGTCTTCCGACAGGCGGAAGGCGGCGGTGTTGCCGTTCAGGTCAGCCAGGGCCTTGTCGACCTCGGCGTAGGCTTCCATCATGCCGGCGTTGTCGGTCACCTGGGCGGTGCGCGACTTGGTCGGCTGAACGCCGCCGTACAGCTTGCGCCACGTCGGGGCGGGCAGGCCGGTGCGGATGGTCGAGCGGTGACCCGTCGGCAGGTTGCCTTCGATGTACACGGCGTCGGACAGGATTTCGTTGGTCTGGGCGAGGATTTCGACGATCTTGTCGACCTTGCCGTTCGGGTCCAGACGCTTGGAAACGTCCAGCAGGGTGGGGTGGGTATCCGAAAGGGTGGCCACGGTGGTGCTCCAGTCTTAGTTCATGTTGGGGAAAAGGGTCTTGGCTGCGTCCTGGACGGGAGAGGACTTGCCCCCCGCCACGAACGTGTCTTCGCTGATGGCCTTGCCGACACGGAACATGAACCGGATGACTTCCGGGTTGTCGCCGAGGCGGTGTACGTCCAGCAGTTCGCGGAGTTCCGGCGTGCCGAACTGGTCGACTGCCTTCTTCGCGACCGCCAAGTTGGCCGGGAGCGCATCGCCCCCGAACTCCTTGTCGGTTTCGGCACGGCCTTTCCAGTCGGCGAACATTTCGCTCGTCGCCTGTTGGCTGTCGGTGACCCATTTCTGGGCCAGCTTCACGCCAAGGTCCGTGACCTTTTGCGCGGCGTCCTGCGGCAGGTTCAGTTCCTTGGCGACGGCCTTGAACTCACCGAGCACTTCAGCGTCGAGTTCGACGCCTTCGGGCACGGAGAAGTCCTCGTAGGCTTCGGGCGCGCCTTGCGGTGCGTCTTCGGCCTTGTCGCCTTCGGCCTGCTGCGCCTGTTCGCCTTCGACCGGATCGGTCGGGGCGGCTTCGGCTGCCGGCTGCTGTGCGGCGGCGTCGGTGTTGGCGACGTCGCCCGCGGTCTGCGATGCGGCTTCATCGGTGGGTGTGTCGGCCGTCATCAGCGTAGTGTCAGTCATGTCCGAAATGCTCCTGCATCATGGTCTGGAAACCGAGCGGCGCGGCCTTGGCGACCTTGCCCTGGAACTCGAGACCGATGGCGCGCTTGCCTTCCCTGAAGAACGTCTCACTGTTGCCAGTGAAACTTGAGACGAAGAGACCCGTGGCCTCGAGCATACGCCAGACAATCCGGCGGCCTCGGGGCGTGGCCATGAGCCATTCAAGATCGGCCTTGTCGGTGTCCCTGCGGTTCCGAGCATCCTGGGCTCTCGCCTCGGCGCTCTTGTGCTGGGTCGCCAAATCGGTCGGGTCTTCCTGGCTCATAGCGCGAACCTACGTCGCGCGCGGAACGGAAGACATACTGCGGGCGAGCTTGGCCATATTGCAGGTGTGCCTCTCGTCCTCGCCATCCTCGCGGTGGTAGGTCACCGCTTCCATCGACCGCTTCGACCTGTAGCCCGCGCCGTGGGACCAGATGTCGGGGGCGGCGAGGGTGCGAACGTATTCGACCGTCACACCTGGGTGGTCCTTGATGTCCTTGTGGTGGACGTGGCCGACGAACCAGACGCGGTGCCCGTGCTGCGAGGCCTGCCACAGGTCGGGGGCGTCGACGGCCATCAGCAAGGGCAGGTTCGCGCCCTTCGCTCCGTCGCCGTGGGTGGTGCCGATCAGGTTGGTGCCGAAGCCGAAGAACCAGTAGGGGTTGGGGCTGGTGACGACCGTGATCCTGGGCTCGTTCTCGTAGAGCAGAGCCATCATCTCGGCGAGCATGACGGCGGTGATGCCGTCGTGGTTGCCGGGGTTGATCCGCACGGTGACGTGCCGGTGCTTCTCGAGCATGCGGGCGATGTGGTGGCGTTTGCAGCGGATGACCGCGCGAACGACCTCGGCGTGCCGGCCGTGGGTGTCGAGATGGTGTCCGCTCTTGGTGCGGCTGGCGTTGTTGTCTGCATGCAGCGTGTCGCCCAGGTCGATGAAGAGGGCGTGGGCTGAGGGCGGGGCAGAGGCCACCAGCCTGTCGATGGCCGCCTTCATGACGCGCTCGTACTCGACCAGGTCGAAGGCCTGGCCGGTCTCGTCCTTCCACGAGTAAAGGCCCGCGTGCGGATCGCCCTGCGGGTAGACCGTCAGAAGGTCGTCGTCGGCGTAGCCGGGCACGCAGCTAGGGGCGAGGGGCGGCATCGGGGCGCACAACTCGGCGCGCATAGCCTGCAGCCGTTCGGCCTGGGCTTCCGCATCGGGCGACTGGCGTTCCCAGACACGCTCCACGCCGGCGGGCCCGCGCTGGATCGTGACCTTGCCCATGCGATAGCCGGGGGCAACGCCGTCATTGAAGTGGCCAGGCGCGCGGCCGTGGCGGGCCGCCTCCTTGTTGTAGCGGGTCAGGGCTTCCCACACCGCGGACTTGGACATGCCCAAGGCCTCGGCGGCGGCGCGGGTGCTACCGTGCTCTCTGACCGCCTCTGCGGCCCGCCATTGTATGTCGCTGGCCCATTCGGGTTTGAGGTCGTCGGGAGGGGCGAAGGTCAAACCCATGCGGCACTTCCAGGTCAGTTTCGGGAGAGGTGGCCTAGTAGGTGGGGATCACGGACGCCAGCGGCGCGACACCAGTTCGGACACCCCGAAGAGGCCCTTGTGCGGGACCGTCGGACATGTCGTTCTCCTAGTAGGTGTTGCTTTTTGCCAGATTATCTCTGGCGGGGATGCACTGCAGGTTCCACGGAACGTGAAGTCCGCAGACCGTTTTGCCACGCAGGGGCACGATATGGTCGACGTGGTGGCGTACGCCGGTCAGTTGGGTCAGGTGCTCCGACCGCTCGTAGATGGCGATCAAGGCTTCGCGGCTGACGTTGGCCAGGGTGGCCCGTCGTTCCGTGGCTCTGCGCGCGGCGCTGTACGCGGTCATCTTGCCCGGGTTGGCCTTGCGCCACTCTGCGGTCTTCTGGTTCTCCCGCTCGAGGTTGTTGGCGCGCCACCGTTTGCGGTTCGCCTCGTAGCGTTCTTTCTCGGCCTCGTAGCGGCCAGTGCTTTCGTACCACGCCTTCTGCGCCGCTCTTCGGGCCGGGCGGTACTTTTCGTGGGCCCGTTTGTTCGAGGCCTGGACGCAGGGTTTGCAGCGCGGGTTGCGCCCAGACGAGTGGCAAGCACGAGCACCGTATTGGTCCTCGGGTTTCAGCTCCTTGCATGCTGCGCAGGTCTTCATCAGTAGGTGTACGGCGCGGGTGAGCCGTATCCCATAAGACCGCCCATAATGTCGGCCCCTGCGTTCGAGGCCCCGTTCTGCGTGGCGACGCCACCCAGCTTGCTCACGCTCTCGGCGGCCTGCTGCGCTTGGGCTGCTGCCTGCTGCGCCGCCTGCTGGTCGGCACGGGCCTTACGGATGAGGGCGACCTCCTCCTTGCCGACGATCAGCTCGGGGTCGACACCGATCTGGTCGGCGTAGTTGTCCACCCAGCGGTCGGCGTCGAACCTGTCGAGCACTTCCGGCTTGATCTGGGCCATCGCGCCGAGGTTGCCGACGAAGCGGTCGGTGCTGTTCGCGCCGATAGCACGTTGGGCCTGGGCCAGGATCGAGACGAACTCGACATCGAGGTTCACGCCGAGCAGCTCTTCGGGAGGGGGCGGCAGCGCGCCGGCCTGCAGCAGGCGCTCGAAGGTCATCTCGATGAGCGGGTCGAGCAGCTCGTTGTGCAGACGCTCGAGCACCGGGCCCAGCATCAGGAGCTTCTCTTCGTGGCGCTCTGCCACCTCGGTGGCGGTCATGTTGGTCGAGACGGCCTGCGAGATCATCAGGAACAGGTCGGAGTACATGCCCTCGCGGATGCGTTGGCGGACGTCCTGGATGTCGGTGAGAAGGTGGTTCAGGTCGAGGCGCACTTGGAACAGGGGCGTGACGCCGCCGCCGGCCGAGGCCGTGTCGGCGACGGTGTAGCCGCCGGGCAGGATGTCGACTTCCTCGCCCTTCAGGCTCGAGGGCCCTTGGAGCGGCGGGCGGGTCAGGTAGTCGATGCCCTGGCTCTTGCGCAGCTGCTCGTGCTGGAGCTGCTTGATGTCGCCGAGCACTTCCATGCCGGGGCTCTGGCCGTAGACGTCCTCGCTCGAGGTGTACCAGCGAGGGGCCAGCACGCGGAACCGCTCGAAGCCGCTCTCGCGCAGGAGCTTGTCGCCGTCGCCGCCCTTCTCGAAGTAGCAGCTGGCCCAGGGCATCTGGCTGCTTTCCTTCGAGCGGATGTCGCGCTCCTTGCGGGGCTCGATGGCGTGCACGATGGTGACCCAGCTGTCACCGTTGCCGTTGGAGACCATGTTCTTGACGGCCGACGAACAGTTGTCAGCGCCGAACTCCTGTACCAGCTGGCGTGCGGTCTTCTGCAGCTCGCGGTACGACGTGTCGACGTTGCCCCTGAAGTCGGTGGCCAGAGCGTAGCGGCCCACGGTGTTGGGGTAGAGGTGGATGCCCCGCTCGAAGTCATCCATCATCAGGGTGTTGGCCGTGCCGAAGGCACCCAGCTCTTCGTAGAGCTGGTGCAGGGCGCGGTAGGTGTTGGACTGGCCGAAGACGGCCTGCATCTTGCGGGTGACCTGCGCCAGCCAGACCTTGACGGGCTGGTACTCCATGAGCGCGTCGTCGGGGATGCGCAGGCGGAACCAGGGGCGGGCCGGGCTGGTCACGCCCGACATCATGCCCGCTGCCAGGATGCGCAGAGCGCCCGTGCCGGTGCGGTCATAGATCGCGTTGTGACGACGTTTTCCGTCGTTGCGGTCGTCGACTGTGAAGCGGCCGGCGCGCGGGAACAGCACCGTGGACAGCTCCTGCCAGTGCGAAACCCACGAGGACCGCTCGGTCTCGAGCGCGGACCACCGCTTCTGATAGTGCTGCTTCTTCGGGGCTTCGATCACGCGGGCGAGCCCATGTTGGCGTAGATGAAGCGCAGGCAGGCCTCGAAGACCTGCTCATCACTGCGGCCACGGCGCTGGACGCCGCAGGCGTCGGCAAGACGGTCGATCTGTTCGGTGGTCATGGTCATCCTCCCAGCAACACGTTCCTACCTAGCGCCATGTTCTGGAGCGGGGCACCGCCCGGCCCGGTCAGCAGGGTGGCCGCAGCCGACCCCACCTTGTTGGCCTTGAAGAGCGAGGCGAGGTTCGGTGCCTGCCGGTTGGCCTTGGCTTCGGCCTGCTGCGCGTCGGCCTGGGTCTTGGCGGCGGCGGCGGCGGCCTCGCGTTGGGCAGCCTCCTGCGCGCGCAGCGCCTTGCGCTGGTCGCTGGCAGCGCCGAAGACAGCGGCAACGGGGGAGAGAAGTCGAAGCGGATTACCGCACATGGGATGGCCTCGGGCTTAAGCGAGGGGATCGTAGTCGCGGGGCCTCCTCGAAGACATACCGGGCATGTTGCGGGCCTTGGGCGTGTCGATGCAGGCGAGGGCCAGGGCCGACAGGTGGTCTGGGCTGCGCTTGATCCTGTCGACGATGTCCTCTCTGCTCTCGACGTAGACCTGCGAGCCGCGGAGCTTCCACTTCGGGGCGCAGAGGTCGGCCAGGAGCTTCTTCGAAGGGGGCAGGGCGATGTTGTTGTTGGCCTCGGGGTCGAGCAGCTCACGCAGCCGCCAGATGTGCTCCGACCGCTGGTTGAAGAAGCCCAGACGCCCTGACTTGTCGCGAGCCCCAGACTTCTCCGAGACGTTGACGCCGAGCACCTGCTGCCTGGCCTCCTTGAGGAAGTCGTAGGGGCTCGACCCCACGCCGATGATGTCGATGTGGATGGGGCTGTGGTTGCGGTTCGCGCCGATGGCGAGGCCTGCGACCATAGGGCCGTTGGGCGTCTCGCTCCCTGCGTACTCAAGGGGCTCGTCGAACCACCAGCCCTCGTGCCGGCGGTAGATCACGGTCTTGTCCTTGCCGCCTCGTGCCACGTCGACGCCGAGCGAGAGCATCTCGGGCTTGGGCGAACGCGCGGTCCACCGAGCCTGTGCGATCTCCACCCAGCGGGTCGGGATGACCTGCCAGATGTCGTCCTCCATGCCCGCCTTGAAGTCGCCGTTCAGCATCTGGCTGCGCAGGGGTTCGGGCAGCGCCTGTAGCGTGCTCATGTAGCCGGTCCCGGTGAGGAAGGGGTTGTCTCGCACTCGCGAGGGGATGAAGGTCCGCGACATGGGCTGGATGACCAGGTCTGGGCTCTCCGCGTAGTCGTCGGGGTTGAAGTCGTAGTCGGGCTCGCCGTCGACGATCACGAACGGGGTGCCGTCGTCGACCTCCATGTCCGACCCAGCCACGGTGGCGAACCAGCGCAGCTCGCCTGGCACGGCGGGGTTGGGGTGCTTGTCGTCCAGCCACGGGGCGAAGAAGTCCACGATCCACCGACCCTCGGCGCTGGTCGGCGGGTTGAAGGTCAGCAGGGCCTGGCAGCGTTGACCAACGACCGTGGTGCGCAGCCAGCCGAGCAGGAAGCGGACCTGCAGCTCCAGGAAGTTGGCCGCCTCATCGAACACGATCAGGTCGTGCGGCCGGCCCTGGTATTTCTTCTCGTCGCCTGCGTTGGGCACCGAGCCCAGCTCGATCTGCAGGGCCTTGCCGTCGCTGCGCGTCTGACGCCAGATGCCCTTGGTCGAGTTGTAGCCGTCCTTGGTGCCGAACAGCTCTTCGAGCCGGTCCTCGATAGCGGACAGCTCGGTGCCGACGCGCCGCAGGATCATGATCTTGCGGTGGTCCTCGATGCTCTTGCCGCAGGCCAGGTCGGTCTTGCCGCCGCCCGCCGCCCCGCCGTAGCCGATGATGTCGGCCTCGCTCTGGTAGGCGTCGGTCTGGGGCCCAGGCAGGGGCCGCCACCGCTTCTTGTCGCGGGCCAGCAGGGCCCACAGCTCGCCGCGCTCCTTCTCGGTGAGGTAGGGCAGCAGCTTCATGACCTCGGCGACCGAGGGGGCCGTCATGCGAGGTCCGAGCCGTCCTCGGGCTCGCCGGCCGCCCGCGACTTGGCCAGCGCCAGCAGAGAGGCGATCTTGGCCGAGGCCGCGGCGTCGGTGAACTCGACGGGCCCGCCTTGCGGGTTGGAGATCGACAGGCCCGACATCTGGCGGTAGCGCGGCGACCACACGGCCAGCAGCTTGAGCCGCATCTCGGCGCGCAGCTTGGAGCGGCCGAGGGCCTCGTTATCGACGACCTGGTACTCGGACCCGTCGCGCGCCTTGCGGGTGGTCCAGTCCTTCGAGCCGTCCTCGATGATGTGCATGCAGTCTTCGGCGATCACGTCGAAGCCCACGTCGCGGGCCAGGTCGTAGGCGGTGCCGAACTCGGGCGTCGAGGTCTTCCACTGGTAGATCGACCAACGCGAGGGGGCGACGTCGCCCATGTCCCGCAGGATCGTGGTCAGCGTCTCGCCCTTAGCCAGCTCGGCGCAGATGTGCGCGGCTTTCTCGGGGTCGTAGGCGGTGGTCGGAATGTTCAGGAGGGGACGGGCCATTACGAGCAGGAAGCTACGCGCGTGTTCCCCGCGAAGACATACGATCAGAGTTGGCTTGGTCGCCGGAAATACAGCTGGCCGTTTACCACTTCGCCCTCAACCTGCACCACTTCGTCCGTCCCCCAGCTCACCAACCAGATCGAGGTGCTCTCGTCGACTGCGAAGTCCTTGCGTGCTTTTTCCTGCAAGTCCCTGATCTCGGTGGCCGTGACCGGGCCCACGGGCAGCACCGGCATAGCGGCTGACAACGCCGCTGCGCCGGCACCCGCAAATAGCTCTCGCCTGTTCATCCCTGCTTCCTGATCCTGAAGGTGATGATGTGCTGCACCGTGCTCTTCGCCACATCGAACTTCTGCGCCAGCCGGTCATAACCCCAGCCGCCACCCTCATACATCGACCGCATCAGCTCGACCTCGGCGTTGGTCAGCTTCGCGTGGTGGTGTTTTTCGCCTAGCCTGGCCATTTTCGCGATTTCCTTGGTGGTTACACAACGTCTACACCTGGGTGTAGAGATTTAAGTTTTTGGTTTTGTTGGGTTTCTACGCTTTCTACGACCTCTACGGCAGTTTTTCCTCTACCCTTGCCCAGAGCCCCTACACGGGCCCCTACTACTCCCTCTTATAGTTGAGTAGTAATAGTGTAGAGGACGTAGACACGTTGAAACCAAAGAACTTTTCTCTGTAGTTTCGGTTGTAGACAGAGTGTAGTCAGGGTGTAGACACCCACCTCCGAACCGACTTGCGACCGTCTTTCTGCACTTTTTGGCAGAAACCGAGGGCTTTGAGCGCCTTGCACGCCCGCATCTCGTCCGCGCGTTTTATTGCGTGTTCGCGGAAGGTCAGGGCTTCCGTCAGGATTTGGTGTGTGGTGAAGCCCTCCGCGCCCGGCAAGGTGCCGTCCAGCTCGGGCGTCTTCAGCCACCGGACGATGGTGTCCTCCCACGTATCTGTGACCCGATAGGCGTCGTGCTCTCCCTCGGCCAAGGCCTGCGCCTGCTGCCAGTCCACGCCGCCAGCATCGAACATCACCAAGGCCTCGGCCCACAGCTGGTCGCGGTCGCGAGCGATGCCCTCGACGTCCACGTCGCCCGAGGCCATCGGCAACCACCGCCGTGACCCGGTCGGATCGTCGAGCAGCTCGGTCGGGTTCGAGGTCGCCTGCATCACGCAACGGCGCAGCAGGCTGACGGCGAACTCCTGATACTTCGGGGTCCAGTCCTCCTTGCGCCGCGTGATCCACGCTTTGATCTGTTCGTTCTCCCGGGTCTTGAGACCCGACAGTTCGGCCAGCTCGACCATCAGCGCGCCACGCATCAGCCGGGCCCGCTCTTCCTCCGACTGGTGGAACGACATTTCACGGAAGGTGTCGTTGGGCACCATCGCCACGATGCCAGAGGTCTTGCGCTGCCCCTGCGCCCCGGTGAGCACCGGCACCATGTCGGCCTGGCAACCGGGCGACATCACGCGGCCCGCCATAGCGGTCCAGATGTAGCGCGAGACGGCGCGGGTGTAGGGGCCAGCCTCGACGTTGAAGTAGGTCTCGTAGAACCGCTCGACGCGGCGCACGCCGTCCCACTTCAGACCACCGAGCCAGACCTGGGCGCTGTCGACGCTCTGCATCTGGGCGACGTAGTTGACCACGTCCCGGATCAGCTCACGGCCGACGGGTTTGAAGCCCAACCTCTCCAAGGTCAGCCGCAGCTCGACGGCGTGGTGGTCCTTGAAGGCCAGCCATTTGCCGGGGCTGTCGATGTCGGCGTAGACGATCTCGGCGCGGAACGTGTCGTACCTGATGTCCATGCCGCAGACGTCAGGGCGCAGGAGCGCCGAGCGCACGTTCCCGATGACCGCCTCGATCCGGCCGTTGCCGTCGCGCTGGAAGCCGGGCAGCGGCAGGTCGATGCGCTCGTCCTCTTCGCGCACAGCCGGCGTCAAGTCCTCGAAGTCGTCGGCCGAGGCGACGTCCTGCCACCCGTGCTCGCGCGCCTTGGCGAAGACCGTGCGCTCGGTGACGGGGTTCGCGGTCTCGCCCTTCTGGTCGAGCCAGGCCCAGACCTTGATGGCCAGCTCATCCTCGTCGAAGTGCGGAGCCCTGGCCGAGAACTCCAGCGCCAGGGCATATCCCTCATCGCTCCCGCCCGTGGCGTAGTGGATGCCCGAGATGATGTCGCGCCACTCGTCATAGCCGAGCGGGTCGGTGTCGTTGGGGATCGCGGCCAGGGCGGCCTGCAGCTGTGTCAGCGCACCACCCTCAAACACAGTCAGGGTCTGGGTTTCGCGTTGCGGCCGCTCGACCACCGGCACCGGGGCCGACGGCGTCCACACCAGTTCCAGCGCGTACTCGCGCGGCATCACCTCGAAGTCGAGCATCGGCTCCAGCGGTGCACTTTTGCCCGCCAAAGGCAGGATGAACTGGTTGCCGAAGCCGTGCTCGGGCACGCTGTCCTGTTTGGGGAAGACCTCGATCTCGCCTTGCGCTACGCCCTTGGCCCCGTCCCTATAGGCGATGACGTCGAGCGCGCCCTTCATGGACCGGCGCACCGAGAAGGCATCCTGGGGTTCAGCCCAGACCAGGAAGATGTGGATGCCGTTGCCTCCCGACGAGCGGAAGACCACCGGGCTATAGCCCCGATCCTCCAGCACGCTGCAGACCGCCGAGGCGACCTTGGTCATGGCGTTCCACGACGTCGCGCCCTTGTGGCTGTCCAGGTCGAACAGGGCGATGCGCGTGGTGCTCTCGCCCGCCTTGATGGGGCACACGCCGCGGGGCATCGTGCCGTCGAGGTGGCGCTTCAACCGGACTTCGGTCAGCGCCTCCCGGGTCCAGGCCATGCCCGTCGAGGCCTTGATAGCGGTCACGTCCGTGCGGGCACGGCTGACCAGCGGCTGCAGAGCAGCGATGAGGTTGGCTGCTGGCACGGTCAGTCCTTCGGGGCGGGGGTGGGGGCGAACACCAGCTTCTCGGGGTTGACCAGGCCAGCGGCCGGCACGCCGTAGCGGCGCTCGATGACCTGGGCGTGGCGCACTGGCATCCAGCGAGCACCGTTCAGCCAGCCGCTGACGGCCTGCTGCGTGACGCCGAGGGCGAGGGCCAGCTCCTGCTGGCTCCCCGCCACCCTGATGGACAGGGCGATGTGCTGCCTGACCTCGGGGGTAGTGCAAGGGTTCTTCATTTCTGGACCACGCGGGCTACAACAGCCGCTTCCGCTTGCTCGGTGGGTACGGCCTCTTGGGGCCGTGAACCTGTAGAGACTGAGGATGGTGGAGGGGTTGAGCGTCGCTGGAAGCCGAGAGCGCGATAGACCTTCATCGCCAGATCGAACGGCAACTGGTCGATGCGGAGACATTCGGCCTCGGTCACCCCATCCTTCGGAGCCGTGCTTATGTCCCCCCAACCTCCCACAGAGGGAGAAGCTGCGAGGTTATACGCGGCAACCAACCACGGGAGAATGTCGGCCTCGTTCTCAAGGTCGCCAATCAGCCGCTCCATGCGGAGCCCGTAGCTGTCGGTTTCAGACAGCCACTTGATGACCGCAGCTTCTGCCTCTGTCGGAACCCTAACTGCATCAGACATTGGTTTTCTCCTGAGAGGCTTGGTTCACTTCGCCGCGATGCGGCTGCGTCCCCACCGAGGGGCCTTCAACGGCTGTTCTCGTTTCCCAACGCTGGCGCTCGACGGTCTCGGTCCAGCGATGGCGGAACTGGCGATGGTTGCCGCACCAGTTGCAGGACCGGGTGTCGCCTTGTTCCGTCCATCGCGGCTCGTCGCCGATGAAGTAGTGCGAGTGGTCGGGGTCGATAGCGCAGCGACCAATGCGGGCGTAGTTGGCCCAGAAGTCAGGAACCGGCGTCAGGTCGCTGACCGGAAACATCCAGCACCCTACCTCGGCCCGTCCGCCGACAGTCAGGACGCGCCACAGGCGGGAGCCGATGAACGAAGGGCCGTCGTCAATCCAGCCGATCCACAGCTTGCCGCCCTTGTCCGCGAACACGTCGTTGCCGTGGTGCCTGCTGTTTTTCCTCATCCAGCGGCGAAGGTTCGGGCTGTATCGGTCGCCCTCTAGCGCCCAAGCCGGAATGTCAGCGACGGTCATGACAGCCACCACAGGCTGACGACGCCAGCCATGACGGCCAGGATCACGATGCTGCGGGGCCGGAACACCTCGGCTATGGCGCGCGCCCACCTCGGCACTTCCCCTGCGGGGCGGAAGTCCCAGCCCCGGTGGCTGGCCTGGTCCGTGGTCATGGCGGCGAGCCTGCGGGGGTCGCGGCGGATGTCATGCGTGTCGATCATTGTCTCTGTCCTTTTGCTGTCGGCTTGTCCCGACGGGTTTCCTCTCTATACCCGGCCCCCGCGTTGTACAAGCATTTTCTCGCCTGCATATTTTTCACAACCAAACGCTTGACACCTGTTTCCGAGGGGCCTAGAGAGGAGGGGCAGCTGGGACAAGCCGCTGCGACAGAAGGACAGAGACAATGCCCAGCATCGACGACATCATGGCCTACGAGCAGGGCGAGATGGAGGAGGACCAAATGGTTGACTTCTTCCAGAACCTGATTGACACAGGGGCCGCCTGGTCCCTCCAGGGCCGCTACGGCCGAACCGCAGCCAGCCTGATCTCCGCTGGCATCTGCACTCAATAAGGACAAGAGCCATGACCGACCTCAAGATCGCCTTCATCATCCTGCCCCTGCGCAACGACCTGGGCCGCAAGACCACCGCCGCTCACGGTGCGCTGCGCACCGCAGTCCTCGACAACTACGGCGGCTACACACAGACCCTCGTGACGGGCGTCTGGCGCAACGAGGACGGCGTCGTCTTCAACGACGACAGCCTCAAGTACGAGATTGCGATGGACACGGGCGCGGGCGCGGGCAAGACCCTCGTCTCCATCGCCGCCCAGGCCTGCCGCGACGCCGACCAGCAGTGCGTCATGATCCAGGTCGCCGCGGGCCGCGTTTCCTTCGTCAAGCAGAACGGGGAGATGACCTGATGCGCGACGTAGCTTTCTCCCTCGCCGGGCTCCTGCTGCTCGTGGGCAGCTGCCAAGCCATGAACCAGTGGTACGCGTGGGCCGCCGAGGAGAATGTGCGCACGCCGCTCTTCTCTCTGGTCCTCTTAGCCATCCTGGTGGCGGGCGTCGCCCTCGAAGTGGCTCTGGCCATCTGGTGGCTCTCATGACCCGCACCCAGCTCCAGTCCATGTCCGTGCGCGACCTCGTCGAGTACGCCCGCCGCGTGCACCGCAACCTGATGCAGCCCGACGGCGACCTGGTCCTCGAACTCGTCGAGCGCCTCAACGACTGCTACGTCTTCAGCTCCGACGAGCAAGCCCCGAACACCTTCACCGACTTCGAAAAGGAACACATGCTGTGAACATCACCCTCGACATCAAATGCCCCGAGCTGGCCCAGGCCATCAACAACCTGGCCGCCGCCATGTCCATCCGCTCGGTGGACGGCGCGCTGCAGGCCCCGGAGGCCACGGCCGAGCCGGAAAAGCCGAAGACCGCTGCCCGGTCTGCCAAGGCCAAGGAGACCACCCCTGTTACGCCCGAACCGGAAACGGCTGGCGACGCTGGCGAGCCGGCGACGGGCCAGACGGAACCTGCCTCCGACGAGAACGAGAGCGGCTCGGCTATTGACTACGCCCAGGTCAAGGCCGCCGTCATGAAGGTCTCGACAACCAAGGGCCGGCAGGCCGCTGTCGACCTGCTCGGCGAGTTCAACGCCAAGGTCGGCGGCGACCTGACCGAAGAACAGTGGGGCCCGTTCCTGGCCCGCGCTGAAGAGGTGCTCGGCTGATGCGCGGGCGCAGCATGATGAGCATCGCGGCGATGGGGTTGATGGCCTCGGTGTCTGCGGTCAGCGGTCCCGGCCCAAACAGCGGGCCGAGCCGCAACCCCTCCCGGGGCACCGGGCCCGGCCGCCAGCGCGCTGTGGCTCGCCTTGCCGCCCGCGCAGAGCAGGTCGGCCCGAGGCCCCCGGAGACGTTGTCCCGCCAGCGCCGCCGCTGGATTTACAACCACCCCTGCGACAGCCGTGCGTAGGGGCATGTCCAGCCCGTCGGGCGGCGCAATGATCTTCGGCGCGGACTTGGTCCAGGCCCCCTTGCCTGGCCCGGCCAAACGAGACCCGAGCCTCCCCCGCAACGTGAAAGCGTTGCGGGTCGGAGGGGAGGACATTCTGCTCACCCGGGGTGAGCGCAAGCGCGTGTTGCGCAAACTGCTGGTGCTCAAGGCCCAGCGCGGGGAGATCGAGACGTGAAGAAATACTGGACAGCGAGCGTGTTCATCAACTTCGCCGCAGCGGGCTCCAACCTGCGAGGCGCTCTGGAGATGTCGAGCGCGCCCGGCGCGGTGGCGCTGTGCCTCTTGGCCGCCCTCACGTTCGGCGTCGGCCTGGACGCTCTCAAACAGCGGGACAAAGTCTGATGGCAGAAGCACCTGACACCACCGCCAGCAAGGCCCACGCCCGCCTCTCGCCCTCCGGCGCTCACCGCTGGATGGCCTGCCCGGGCTCCCTCAAGATGGAAGAGCCCTTCCCCGACACCTCCTCCGTCTACGCCGACGAGGGCACCGCCGCCCACCAGCTGATGGAATGGTGCCTGACCTCTGGCCAGGACGCCTCGGCCTACGCCGGTCGGCTGATCGAGATCGAGGACAGCGGCCGCAAGTTCGAGGTCGACGAGGACATGGTCCTCGGCATCCAGGGCTACTGCGACTACGTCCGCGGCCTGGGCGGCGAACTGATGGTCGAACAGGTCGTTGACCTGTCGGCCACTCTCGGTCAGCCCGACTGCTTCGGCACCGCGGACACCATCGTGATCGTGGGCACGACGCTGCACGTCGTTGACCTGAAGTACGGCCGGCGCTACGTCGCCGCCGAGGACAACAAACAGCTGATGCTCTACGCCCTCGGGGCGCTGGACGTGGCCTCGCTTTGCTACGACATCGAGCGGGTGGTGCTGACGATCTACCAGCCCAAGGTCTCGATGGAGCCGAGCGCCCACGAGATCAGCGTCGAAGACCTGCTGGAGTTCGCCTCCGAGGCCAGGATCGGCGCGGCGCATGCGGTCTACCAGTTCAACGGTGGCCGCAAGCCCGAGCTGAACCCCGGCGAGAGCCAATGCCAGTGGTGCAAGGCCAAGGCCGTGTGTCCGGCGCTCGCCGCCGAGACCACCGCGGTCGTCACCACGGCGGCCCAGGTCGAGGACTTCGCGGACCTGACCGCCGAGACCCTGCCCGACGCTCTGGCCGAGGTGCCCGGCGACGTGCTCGGCGCGGCGCTCGACAAGGTCGACCTGCTGGAGATGTTCTGCAAGGCCGTCCGCGCCGAGACCGAACGCCGCCTGACGTCGGGCGGCACGGTGCCGGGCTTCAAGCTGGTCGAAGGCAAGAAGGGCCACCGGAAATGGGTCAACCCCGACGAGGCCGAGCTGCAGCTGAAGAGCATGCGGCTCAAGACCGAGCAGATGTACGACCTGTCGCTGATCTCCCCGACCACGGCCGAGAAGCTGGCCAAGGCCGGCGACATCGGGCCTCGCCAGTGGAAGAAGCTGCAGGGCCAATACGCCCAGAGCCAGGGCAAGCCGAGCGTCGCGCCCGACAGCGACAAGCGGCCCGCCATCACCGTCGCCGCAACCGCGGACGACTTCGCCGTCATCGACGACGGTTCCGACCTGGTCTAGGAGGACCACCACATGAAAGACCAACACACCAAGATCACGGGCTATCGCGACCTGTCGCAGGCCGAGATCGACCTGATGAACGAGATCAAGGCCAAGGCCTCAGAGCTGGACACCCTGTACGCCAAGGTCGTCGACACCGTCAAACCCGCTTGGACGGGCAGCGACTGCTACCGCTGGGCGGCCATCGGCAAAACCGATCTTCAGACCGGCATCATGGCGCTCGTTCGCGCCGTGGCCCAACCCACGACGTTCTGACGTGACCGCCTTCGACTTCACCATAATCCTGCTCGCAGGATACGGCGGATACCGCCTGACCGTCGATCTGATCGACACCATGTGGCCGGTGCGCTGACCCATGTCCCGGCTGATTGGAGAGCTGCCCGCCGCAGCCGAGGCTCTTCTTAAAGAGGCGGCAAAAACAGGCTTGCCAGGGTCTCTGGCCCGGCGCATAGCTATTGATCGTGCCTACGAGACTATCGCTAGAAATCATCCTGAAACGCTGAAATCAGAAACGAGAAATCAGACCATGAAAATCCAAGTCCCCGCCCGCGCCGCGTTCCTTAACCTCTTCACGGCGGCCTCCTACGAGAACGGCCCGCCGAAGTGGAACGGCAAGTTCATCATCGACCCCTCCGACACGGCGACCGTCAAGAAGCTCGATGAAGGCATGATGGCCGCCGCCCGCCTCAAGTGGGGCGAGAAGGCCGAGAAGGTCATGGCTGGCCTGGTCAAGACCGGCAAGCCGAAGACCCTCGAAGTCGCGTTCATCAAGCAGCCCTACCTCGACAAGGAAGGCGACGCCTACGACGGCTTCGAGGGCATGTACTACATCTCCGCGAGCGCCGATCCGAAGCGCGACCCGCGGCCCCTGGTCATCGACCGGGACACCTCGCCGTTGGTCGAGAGCGACGGCAAACCCTACGGCGGGTGCCACGTCATCGTCCAGGTCGAGTTCTGGGCCCAGGACAACAACTTCGGCAAGGCCATCCGCGCCACACTGAAGGCTGTCCAGTTCGTACGTGACGGCGACGCCTTCACGGGCGGCGCGCCGGCTGTGGCCAGCGACTTCGCGCCCATCGACGATGGTGCTGACGCAGGCGAACTCGCGTAAACAGGAGAAGGGGCGGCCTCTCCCGGCCGCCCCCGATCTGCTAGAAGGACAAGAGACAATGACCAATCCCCTCCCTCGCCCGCACACACCGAAGGTCAACACCTACGGCAGGCTGGAGACGACCTCGCAGAAACGCCTGCAGGAGGGTGGCGATCTGCCCGTGTTCGACCGGAGCCGGGCCTATCACGGCGTGGCGGTCGAGCTTCGCTTGACGGTGCAGGCGAACCACTCTTCGCACACCCACTTCAAGCGCACCGACACCGACCGCAGACCTGGCACCCCCTTGCCGCCAGAGGCCACGGGCGATCCCCGGCCCGACCGGCTGGAGCACGCCGAGCGCATCCGCCTCGCGCTCCTGGCCAAGGACAGCCGCTACCGGATCGAGGGCTCGGTGGACCGGGTCGACGTGCAGACGGCACGGCGCGGCCCGAAGTCCAGCACGCCCGACATTGAGAAGCCCCGCAGCTATTACATCGACATTCCCGCTGCCAGCGCCGCGCTGGAAGCGCGCCGGGGCGGCGAGGTGCTCTACTTCATGACCGTCACCGAGGCCGCGCGCTGCATGACCGGCGAGCGTAAGGACAACTGGCAGAAGGCCATCCGCAACGCGATGGGCGGCGTCACCAAGTCGGCCTTCGGCTGGACCTGGACCCGGCTTCGGAGCCGCCAATCCTCGCGGTGGAGCCGGTGATGGGAGACGCCGCGGACGACGCCATCGAAGCTGCTCTCGGCGGGTATTGGGACGAAGACGCCTTCTTGTTCTCGGCGCGAACACGCCGTCGGACCCGGGGGCGCGCTGCTGCTCTCGCGCGGGCTAAAGCTCCGGCCAGCCCAGAGGACTTTGAAGACCTGACCACCGACGTGGTGCCGAAGTGACCACCTTCTACGGGGACACCGAGACCTACTGCGAGACGCCGCTGAACCACGGCCTGCACCGCTACGCCGAGGACGTCGAGATCACGATCTTCGCCTGGGCGCTCGACGACGGTCCGGTCGAGGTCATCGACTGCACCGCGCCCGGCTGGGAGGACAAGGTCAAGGTGGCCTTGGCCGCGGCCGACGCCGCCGATGAGCAGGTCTGGCAGAACTCGGCCTTCGACCGCACGGTCCTGCGTCACGCCTGGGGCTACGAGATGCCGCTCGAGCGCATCTGGGACACGATGGTCCAGGCCCTGGCGCACAGCCTGCCCGGGTCGCTCGACACCCTCTGCTCGATCCTCGGCGTGCCCGTGGACCTGTCCAAGCACAAGGCGGGCAAGAGCTTGGTGCAGCTCTTCTGCAAGCCCAGGCCCAAGAACCAGAAGATCAGGCGCGCGACGCGCCACACCCACCCTGTCGAGTGGCAGCGGTTCCTCGACTACGCCGGCTCGGACATCGTCTCGATGCGCGAAGTCAAGAAGCGCATGCCGAAATGGAACTACCCCGGCAACGCGCGCGAGCGGGCACTGTGGGTGCTCGACCAGAAGATCAACGACAGGGGCGTCGCCGTCGACCTGGCGCTGGCCGCTGCCGCCGTGCGCGCCACGGACCTGGCCAAGGTCGGGCTGAAGGCCAAGACCCAGATGCTGACCGGCTTCGATCCCGAGACCGGGCAGGGGCTGGAGAGCACCACCAAGCGCGACGCCTTCCTGAAGTACCTGCTCGGCGAGTTCGGGGTGGACCTGCCCAACATGCAGAAGGGCACGCTGGAGCGCCGGCTCGCCGATGAGAACCTGCCCGAGCCGGTCAAGGACTTGCTGCGCATCCGGCTCATGGCGACGGTGACGTCGACCACCAAGTACAAGGCGCTGATGCGAGGCACGTCGAGCGACGGGCGACTGCGCGGCACGCTCCAGTTCTGCGGCGCTGCGCGCACGGGCCGTTGGGCTGGCCGCCTCTTCCAGCCCCAGAACCTGATGCGTCCGACGCTGAAGCAACAAGCGATCCTCGACGCCATCGAAGCCTTCCTCGCCGACTGTGCCGACCTGCTCTACGACAACGTCATGAACGTCGCCGCCAACTGCACCCGCGGCGCGTTGACCGTCGGCCCCGGCAAGAAGATGGTGTCGTCCGATCTGGCCAACATCGAAGGCCGCTTCCTCGCGTGGTTGGCGGGCGAAGAGTGGAAGCTCCGCGCGTTCAGGGACTACGACACCCTGCGCTGGAACCCAGACGGTTCGCCGCTGATGGTGCGCAACAAGAAGGGGGAGTTGGAGCAGGCGCGCGAAGGGCCCGACCTCTACCACGTCGGCGCTTCCGAGGTGCTCGGCATCAAGGTCGAGGACGTGACAGACGACCAGCGGCAGGCGCAAGGAAAGGTACCGGAGTTAGCGTGTCTTCTTGAAGGAACTTTAGTGTTGACGGCACGCGGGGAAGTCCCTATCGAAACCGTCTTGCCTGGCGATTTCGTGTGGGACGGAACAGCCTGGGTTCAAACCGACGGGCCCGTGTTCAAGGGAGAGAAACGTGTCATCACATACGACGGCCTCTGCGCCACCCCCGATCATCTCGTGTGGGTTGAAGGGCAGGCGGACGCGGTTGAACTTGGCCGAGCAGCCGCTGACGGGCTTCGTCTCGTCCGCACGGGGCCACGGAACCAAGCTCGTGCACCCGAGCTTGGCCCGCAGGCTGACCGCCGCCAAGCAACGCTGCACGAACCCCAAGGACAAGGGGTTCAAAAACTACGGAGGCCGGGGCGTGAAGTTCGACTTCCCGACGGTAGCGCACGCCTACGTCTGGGTGCTGGAGAACCTAGGGCCGCCGCCCCCGAAGCACGATCTGGATCGGGTGGACAACGACGGGGACTACGCGGCCGGGAACCTGCGTTGGTCGACACACCGGGCCAACAGGTCGCACACGCAGCGCAGCAAGAGGTCAACGGCCTGGCATCTGTTCCGGCAAACACACCCGGAGGTCCGGTACGCGGACACGACACTGAAAAACTTGCTGGCGATGGGCCTGACCTTCGAGCAGATAACAGAGAGGTGGACACAGCCGAGCTGCAAACCCAAGGGCGTGTATGGGACTTGCTCAACTGCGGACCCCTTCATCGCTTTACTGCCGCAGGCCGACTAGTCCACAACTGCGGCTATCAAGGCGCGGTCGGCGCGTTCCAGTCGATGGCCCGCATCTACGGGCTGGAGATGTCCGACGCCCGGGCGCTGGAGATCGTCAAGGCCTGGCGCAAGAAGAACAAGCACATCGTCGACCTGTGGTACGAAGCCGAACGCGCGGCGATCCGCGCCGCCGAGCAGCCGGGCCTGCGCGTCGAGGTCGCGGGCGGCAAGCTCGTTTTCCAACGGGACGGCAGCTGGCTGCGCATGCGCCTGCCGTCTGGTCGTTGCCTCTGCTACCCGGGCGTGGCCGTCGAGGACGGCAAGCTGACCTACATGGGTGTCAACCAGTACACGAGACGCTTCGAGCAGCTTCATACTTATGGGGGGAAGATCATCGAGAACGCCACGCAAGCAGGCTCAAGAGATGTCCTGGCCCACAACATGCCCGCGGTAGAAGCGGCGGGGTACTCTATAGTTCTCGGTGTGCACGACGAGTTGGTAGCCGAAACTCCTGACACAGAGGCCTTTACAAGCTCCCACCTTTCTGCACTAATGTCGGCCGTCCCCCCTTGGGCCGCGGGTCTTCCGCTGGCCGCGTCGGGGTGGGAAGGCGCTAGGTATCGGAAGTGAGATGCGGGAACAGTGGAAGGACATAGCCGGGAAGGAAGGCCGCTACCAGGTCAGTGACCAAGGCCGCGTTCGATCTTTGATGCGCGGCCCTCGGCTGCTCACCCCCTGCGCTGGGCCTTCGGGCTATCTCCAGGTGACCCTTACGGGGGAGGGTCGCTGGTCCACCCAGCAGGTCCACCGGCTGGTGGCCGCTGCTTTTCTCCCACCTAAAACCGAGGGCCAAGTCGTTCGGCACCTTGACGGGGACAAGAAAAACTGCGCCAAGACTAATCTCAAATACGGGACGCACCAAGAGAACAGCGACGACCAAATACTTCACGGCACCACACGCAAAGGACAAGACCACCCGATGGCTAAACTGAAGGACGAGGACGTCCGCGCGATCCGCGCAGCGTCCGGCAGCAACGTACAGATCGCCGCGGCCTATGGTGTTAGCAACCAGCTGGTCAGCCGCATCAAGGCGGGCGACATCTGGAAACACCTCGATGCGTGAAACCGTAGTCGAGAAGCACCTCCGCAAGAAGGCGACAGCTGCCGGCGCTCTGGTCAGGAAGATGGTCTGGCCGGGGCACCGCGGCGCGCCGGATCGGTTGGTCGTGTGGCCGGACGATCCGACCTGGGCGGCCGGCGACGGCTTGCCGACGCGCATCGACTTCGTCGAGCTGAAACGCCCGGGCGGAACGCTCGAAGACCACCAGGTCCGAGAGCACGAGAAGCTGCGCAGCATGGGCTGCGCGGTCTACACCCTCGACAGCATCGAAGCCGTCGACAGATACGTCGCTAAAAGGACAAGCTGAATGACCGACAACCTCTTCCACGAAATCCCTGACGCCCAGGTGATCCTGCGCTCGAAGGGCGTCTTCAAACAGGCCAAGCTCTTCCGCCGCGGCGAGGACGTCTACGCCGCCTGGGGCTCGGGCTTCATCCGTCTGCTGAAGCACAGCGGCACCACCGTGCCCGCCATCGGCTGGTTGGTCGACAGCCTCTATGACCCGGCGTGCCACATCACGCTGCGTGACGGCCTACCGAGGGCGGCGTGACCGATCAGATGTACATGCGCTGCGGCATTTGGTGCTGGCGGCGGGAGTGGTCGGCCGCCGAGGAGGACCGCCTCAAGCGGGCCTTCGAGGCCGGGGCCAGCGACGACGAGATAGGCAGACGCCTGCGCCGCAGCGCCTTCTCCATCCAGCGCAAGCGGTTGACGCTCGACCTTCGGCGCAACCGCGGGAGCCAGCCCTGGCCGCCAGAGAGGTTGGCCAGGGCCCGCCGGCTCCGCGCCTCGGGCCTGTCTTCCTCGGCCATCGCCCGAGAACTAGGGCACAAGGTCACCCGCAACATGGTGATCGGCGCTCTCTACAGAGAGGACCAGCGCCGTGTCTCGTGACGCCGTCGACCCCCACGGCACTGCCTGCAACGGCAAGGAGCCCTTCGACAGCGGCGCTCACGCCGCCCGCGCGGCGCGGAACATGGGCCGCTTCGGCAAGAACGTCGAGGTCTACCGCTGCCCGTGCTGCCGCAAATGGCACATCGGCCGGGGCTCGAAGAGCAGGAAGCACAGGTTCAAGTGACGTCTCGCGAGTACGTCCCCAGGCCCTGGCAACCGGCGATGATCGAGCACGCCTGTGAGATCGCGCGCGCCGGCCAGTGGGCGGGCATGGGCACCGGCAAGACTTCGGCGACGCTGGCCGCGCTCGACCTGCTGCACCTCTGCGGCGAGGTCACGCGGCCGGCGCTCGTCATCGCGCCGAAGCGGGTGGCCGAACACACCTGGCCCGACGAGGTCGGGAAGTGGGACTTCTGCGCCTCCTGGAGGGTCGAGACGATCCTCGGCTCACCGAGCGACCGGCTGGCCGCTCTTGCCGCTGTGCGCCGCGGAAACAGCCCTCTGGCCACGATCAACTACGAGAACCTTCCGTGGCTGATCGAGAAGCTGGATGGCGCTTGGCCCTTCGGCGTCGTGATCGCGGATGAGAGCACCAAGCTCAAGAGCTTCAGGGGCGGTTTCCAGACCCACCCCAAGACGGGCAAGGTCTTCTACCGCGGCGGCGGATCGGCGCGGGCCCGGGCCGTCGGTCGCGTCGCTCACCGCACGCCGCGCTGGATCAACCTGACGGGCACGCCGTCGCCGAACGGGCTGCAAGACCTGTGGGGCCAGGGCTGGTTCCTCGACGCCGGCCAGCGCCTCGGCCGCACCTACGAGAGCTTCAAGGAACGGTGGTTCCAGCGGTCCTTCGACGGCCACGGCATCGACCCCTTGCCCTTCGCCCAGGAGCAGATCGAGGGCGCGATCCGCGACATCTGCCTGACCACCGAGGTGCCGGTCGAGAAGCCCCTGTTCAACCAGATCGTGGTCGAGCTGCCCGATAAAGCCCGGGCGCACTACCGCGAGATGGAACGGAAGATGTGGACCGAGATCAAGACGGTCGGCATCGAGGCGGTGAACGCTGCGGCGCGCACCGGCAAATGTCTGCAGCTGGCCAACGGAGCGATCTATGACAACGAAGAGAACAAAGCCTGGCACGAAGTCCACGGAGCCAAACTGGACGCCCTGGAGAGTGTGGTCGAGGAGGCTGCCGGAACACCAGTCCTCGTCGCCTACAACTTCCGACACGACCTCGAACGCCTGCAGCGAGCCTTCCCCGGCGGCATCGATCTCTCGACGTCGGCTGGCCTGCGCCGCGCTAAGGGAGGCGAGGGTCGAGTTTGGTTTGCTCACCCCGCCAGCCTCGGACACGGGGTCGACGGGCTCCAAAAGCACTGCAACATCGTCGCTTTCTTCGGGCTGAACTGGAACCTCGAAGAGCACGACCAGATCATCGAGCGCGTCGGCCCGATGCGCCAACAGCAGGCGGGCAAGAAGCGCGCCGTCTACGTCCACTACATCCTGGCCGCCGGCACCGTGGATGAACTCGTACTAGACCGGCTCACCACCAAGCGAAGCGTCCAGCAGATCATGCTCGACGCCATGAAGAGGAACACATGACCGACGACGCATACTTCGACACCGACCCCGCCGACGACGCATACTTCGACACCGACCCCGCCGACGTGCTGAACGACAACGCGCAGGGCCGCCTGCGCGGCATCATCGAGCGCCTCGAGCGGCTCGACGAGGACAAGGCCGCCGTGGTGGCCGACATGAAGGAGGTCTTCGCCGAGGCCAAGGGCGAGGGCTATGACGTGAAGACCCTGCGCAAGGTGCTTCGCATCAGCAAGATGGACAAGGCCAAGCGCCAAGAGGAAGAGGCGATCCTCGATCTCTATCTGTCGGCGCTGGGCTTGATCTGACACCTATCCGTGGTAGGATAGCGATTGACCTCGCTGCTCCCGGGAGACGGGCTGCGGGATGAGTGACAAGGCCCTTCGCGGAGCCAGTCACGACTAAAGCTCCGGCCGCTGGTTACTTGTCCTTCCCGGCGGCCGGAGCTTTTTGCTTTAGAGCACCCGGATCAGCTTGTTCACGATGATCGTCGGCTGCACGTTCTGGCTTGCGCCCGCGCCAGCGTTGACCAGGGTGATGCCCGTGGTGTTCGAGCCGCTGTTGTACGGCGTGACGGTTTCACCGCCGCCGGTGCCGGTGGATGTGAGACCCTGCGAGGTGTCGTCGCTCGACGAGGGCGGCGAGATCAGGTGGGTGTGGCCTGGGTCGGTGACCGTGTGCGTGTGCGCGTGCAGCCGCTCGTCACCGCCCGACGCGCCGAGCACGTCGCCGTCGATGCCCGACACCGCGGCGGTCAGGCGGTCGGCCGAGGTGCCGTTCATGTCGTCCTGGCCAGCGCCAACCCGGCCCCGGTAGTCGGGCAGGTTGAAGGTGGTCGTGCCGTCGCCAACCCCGTAGGCGGTCCCGACGCGGGCGAACAGCGTGGCGTAGGTCGTGCGGCTGACGGCCTGGCCCGAAGGGAACAGCCACGTCACGCCTTGAACAGCCGAGGGCGCAGAGGTTCCGACGTAGTCGATCACCGTGCCGATGGGGCATATGATGTTGGCCAGCGCCAGGACTTCGGCGGCGGTCGGGTAGTCCTCGGCGAGCAGGGACTGAGGGACGAAGGTGGTCATGGTCTCGTTCTTTCAGCGGGCCCAGAAGGCGTACCAGGGGGCGTTGACGGCACGGTAGGCACGCTGGTCTCGCGCCTCGCACAGCTTGATGACGGCCAGGCCGTCCTTCTTGTCGCGCTCCGACTGCGTGAGACGGCCGGTCTCGTCGAGGGCGTAGTTGCGCCAGTCGTCCAGCGGCACGCCGCTGTCGGCGAGGGTAGCGTGGCCGACGACATTGCCCAGGATGGCCTCGCCGAAGACCGAGCAGCCTTCAGCAGGCGCTGATACCCTGGAGCTTGCACAGCTGCTGACGAGCAACGCGCTCGCGGTCAGCAGGATCAGCTTGGCGTACCGCATCTTGGGCCTCCTGTACCTGGGTCTGTGTGGCGGCGTCGGCCGCCGCGTTGTTGACGGTGATCTCGAAGGTCTCGGTTGCCGTCGCGGTGCGAGCGTCGGCGATGGTGGCTTGGTCCTTGGCCTGGTCTGCAGAGGTGCAGGCCCCGCGCCACGAGAGCAGGGACAGCACGGTGGCGACAACGGCCGCCAGGATCAGCCAGGTGCGGAGGAGGAAGGGGTTCCTCACGGGTAGCGCCTCCGGTCGAGTTCGATGTGGGGGCCGTCACGCAGGGTCTTCCAGTCGCCGCCCCAGATGATCGGGACGTTCAGCTCCGTGGCCGCGCGCTTGAAGGCGTCGGCGACGGGGCCGTAGAGGGGCCAGTCCCACCGCACCTTGCCAGCGACCAGCACGGCGAAGTCGATGGCGTGGCCTGTGATGTGGCGGCTGTTGAGGGTCTGCGACGCGCCTGCGTTGAACAGCTGCTGCTGCCGGGCGCGTGTCCGCAGCCCCTCGGTGATGAGGAAATCGTGCGGGCTGTAGGTTAGGGCGCGTTGCACGACCTTGACCAGGTCGGGATGAACGCCCTTCAGGCGGGCGAGGGAGCGGGCACCGAGGACGTAGGTCATGGCTTCTTCCAGCTTGCGACGATGCGGGCGAGGTCGGCCGCCGACGCGCCGCCCATGTAGAGCAGCGCGAAGAAGGCCTGCGATCCGATCAGGGCCAGGGCCACGTCGCGCAGCGGCGCGCTCTCGGTCATCCTCCAGATGGTGCCGACCAGCAGGAGCGTCGTCGACACGACGTAGCCGATGGTGACCCAGCGACGCCAGTGAAACGACGGTTCGGGGAGGGGGTCTTGGTTGTCGGTCATTCCGCCACCTTGCGACGCGAAATGGGCGGGGGCAGCAGCCGCTCGATCAGGTCCGTCAGATGCTTGATCTGCTCTTGCAACCGAATGACCTCGTCGCGCGTATTATCATGCGCGGCTTCCTTGGCTTGCAGCGTGGCGACGATAGCACCGACAGCGCCGATCTGGGCCGCAGCAGCCGCGACTTGGTCGCCCGTCGCCTTGCCGTTGACGCGGCCTTCCAGACGCACCAGCCAAATGATGACAGTGACAGCCGCAAAGCCGAGCGTGATGAGGTGGCCGGGTTCGAGGGTCATTTAACGGCCTCCGACTTGATGAGCGCCCGCCCGATGGCGTCGATGTGGTCCTGTGCGGTCATGTCATACCACCTTAAACCCTAGTGCCACGAGCAGCGTCGGGGCCATTTACGCCAACAACGCAAATCCGGGGGCACGTAAGAAGAAGGCCCGTAGTAGCGGACCCGATGGCACTAAAAGAGAAAAATACCGTCGTTCCCGCCCCGCCCGTTTTTGCCAGAACGCTTTTTGTGTTCCAGACGCCCGTTGCAGTTACGGCCTCTACATCGTCAATGCTCTGCCGCGTCCCGCCTGGAATGCCAGTTCCCCCCAACTGAACCCGAACAGTCGTGCTTGCGTCTTGAACGCGGTAATCGAAACCAAACCAGATATGTTTGTTTTGCAGCTCTGGATAAGTGTTCAGGTCTAACGCTGCGCCCCACAGCGCGTCGCCAGCAGTCAGTTTGAATACCGTAAACGGCCCGTAATCAGTTCCGTTGTCCGTAAACGTGCCGGTCGAGCCTGCAAGAACGGAGTAGCTGCCAAGCGTCTGTGGCGCATAGTTGTTTGCGTTTTTTTCGTCACGGTTAGATAGGTTGTGAATGCCTGCAATGGTTTTTCCAGATGGCCCACCCAGCAACACAATGTCGTTCCGGGTGTTTTGCTCAAGCACGACCGAGTTGCACCGGGCGTCGGTGTTCTGGTTATACGTCCCGAGGAACCCGCTGACCTTGTTGGTCTGCACGATGTCGTTATTCGTAATCCGCAGATTGTCCATTGAGGTAGCGAACACGATGCAATCCTGGCTTAAGCCAGCGGTTGGCACGTCGCCCGTTCCGTAGGGCGTGAAGCTCACGCCGTCGATCACCGCCCCGAGAACCCCGAGAGTGGCGTCGTCGTAGGAGATTTTGTTTCCGTCGCAGAGAAGGTGAATATCTGCCTTGATTGTCACGTTCTCTGGCGAACCGCCTGCCGTTGTATAGGCGCGGCCTACGGAGGCGTTGCGCTCGAAATATCCGCCGTTGATTTTCAGGCCCCGCAAAGCATAGGCGATAACGCCCGCGACCTTGTTTCCTTCAATCAAACATCCATCCAGGGTAATCCCCCACCCACTCCCCAACAGAACGCCAATCCCGTCGTTTGAATAGATACGGCACCCTTCCAGATTGATGTTGTTGAGATTGACGCCTGACAGATCAAGCCCACCACCAGCGTTGGTAAATAGCTCCAGATTGCGGAAACGGTTAGCGTAACCATCATTCGCTCTAATCGCGTATTCAGTCGTTCCAGCGACCACGATTTCATTAAACGTGGAGTGCTTGACGCTCTCAAACTCCATAAAATGAGACGCGAGGCCGCCGCCAATAACAGTGCCACCTGTCCAGTTAAAGCGGTTCATGGTGCCAACCGTAGTTGTAAACATCGGCAGGCCATCCAATCCTACTCCCGCAGCCAGTCGCGCACCTTGCAAGCCGTTGTCACAAATGACCGTCAGGCCAATACCAAACGGCAACGTAACCGTAGCTTCATGGCTATAGGTCGCGGACGGGATGTGAAGCGTCAAGGCGCGGCTTTGGCCCGCCACGTCGGTCAGGAAACGACCCCAAAGCGTGTTACCCATCCCCGCGTCGCTAGGGAGTTCGCTACCCGTCAGATAGTCCAGCAGGCTGTATGTCTCGCGGAGCTTGTTTTGAACGGTGCGAACGGCGCGTTGGCCGTCAACAGCAAGGTTCACGTTGGCAGCAAGGTTTGCTCCGAGCGTGGCCCGCTGCGCCGCCGCATCCGCGTCATCCAGCAGCGCCCGGCCAGCCGCAGTCAGGTCCGCCAGCGCCCATGTCTGCGCCCCGGTGGCGTAGGGCATCTTGTCGGCGGCCGAGGTCAGCGCGGCAATGGCGGTCAGGTCTGCGTCGAGCGGCTGGCGGCTCGCGAGAATGGACGAGGCGGTCGCAACGTCCGCGCCGGTCTGCACGCGGTCGAGCCCGGTTTGCGCGCGGTCGGCGGCGGTAGCGACAGCGTCCAGGCCGGTCTGCACGCGGTCGGCGGCGGTGGCCACCCGATCCGCCTCGGCCGACACCACGTCAGCCGCGGTGGCGACACGGTCAAGCCCCGTCTGCACCCGGTCAGCCGCGGTGGCGACGCGGTCAGCTTCGGCGGCGGCGACAGCGGCGGCCAGGTCTGCCGGCGGAATGGCGCGGGTGTAGCGGACCTGGATGCGGGTGCCGTTGGGCGGCGCGACCAGGAAGGTCAGCGTGGTGCCGATCCAGGTGAAGTCTTCGCCGCCGACCTGGGTCACGCCGCTGATCGACACGTCGAGGTTGGCCAGCACGGCCGGGTCTTCGGCGAGGGTGAAGGCGGTCTGCGTCCCGTTGCCGTCGAACAGCTCGAGGTTGGCGTCGGCGTAGGCGGCGACGGTGGCGATGGACGCCGGGTCGACGTTGGTGAAGCCGTTGGCGCTGGAGTTCCAGGCGATCAGGCGGTTGGCCACCGGGTCAGGCAGGGTGGCGCTGGCCGTCGAGCTGATGGGCAGCTTCAGTGAGCGGCCGACCTGTTCGATAAGCTGCTGCGCGATGATGGTGATCTTGTCGAAGGCGTCGTTGATGACGCGCGGGTAGAAGCCGCCGTTGTTCGTCAGCACCAAGGGCTGCAGCGCGGCAACGTCGGACGTGACCGTCAGGCGCTCGCCGGTCGGCAGCGCGTCGGTGAGGGTGACGGACCCGCCGGGGTCATTGTCCTGGTCGGAGTTCAGCGTGACCGTGTAGTCAACGTCGATCACCAGGTCGCTCTCGACCCCGAGCGAGCTGGTGTTGACGACCAGCAGGTCGGCAGTGGTGAAGACCTTGAACGCGAACGGGAAAACCGTGGTCGCGTCATTGCCGAGGAAAGGCCCGGCCTTGCGGGTGCTCGAGGAGATGGCCAAGATTAAAAGCTCCGAAGGACGGGCGCGATCCTAGAGGCGGGGTCGGGCCTTAGACATACCGATTACTGCCGGCTCTCGGGCGACGGCGCGCCTGTGACCACGCCGCGCGCCGCGTCCAGAGGGCTGGTCGGCGCGATGTCGCCTTGCGCGACGCCGACGCCATAGCCGACGGGCTTGGCCAGCGCGCCGATGGGCAAGCCGGTCAGGACGCCGAGCAGGTTCAGAGCGTCGCGCGTGTCGGCGCGGTTGAAGCTCTCGCCGTCGACGATGCTCTGGTAGACCTCGGCCGGCGTGCCGAGGCCGCTCTCGATCACCGACACGGCCGGCGACATTGAGATGCGGTCATCGTAGGGCAGCTTGGTGAAGGCCCCCATTGCTGCGTTGGCGGCCTGGCCCGCCACCGGCACGGCGGCCAGAGCGAACTTGGCCTGCGACGAGAAGAACCACGCGAACATGTCGTCGAGATAGCCGTCGCCCTCTTCGTCTTCCCAACCGCCGCGCAGCGCCTTGGCGATGGCGTCGCCGATCAGGGCGGGCACCGCGAAGCCCATCAGGTAGACGTAGAACAGACGGCCGGCACCTTTGCGCAGGCCGACGTCGCGGGCGACCAGCTGCACCTCGGTGGCGTTCAGGTTCGCCATCATGTTGAAGTAGCCGGCGAACTGCGTGAACACCCGGATGAACGCCGGGCCCGTCTCGAAGCGCGAGACATCCTCCGGGGCCATCGTGCCTTGGGTCTCCCGGATCACGCTGTCGGCGAAGCGCGCGGCGTCGCGGTCGCTCTCGCCTTTGCCCACGGCCTGGTTGAAGGCGGCGGTCCAGCTGACGACGTCCATGACGTTCTGCAGCGCCGACTGCATGAAGTAGGCGTTGCGTTGCAGGAAGGCCACAGCCTCGCCGGTCTTGGACGGGTCCAGCTTGGTGAGCTGCGCGATGGTCTGGCGGGCCTCGAAGATGTCCGAGGACATGCGGTTGGTCAGGAAGACCGACTGGCTGGCCGCGGCTTCGGCGACGCCCTTGGGGTCGCGGACGTAGCGCCACAGCGCGTCGCCCAGGATCGGAGCCTTGACGCGCAGCAGCACGTTCGAGAAGCCGGTGACCTGCTGCGCCGTGTTCACGACGTTGGCGAACATGAGCTGCATGCCGACGCGGCTGCGCACGGAGCTGAAGAAGCGGTCGGACACCTTGCCGGCGCGGCCCTTCGACGGGGTCTCGACCAGCTGCTTGGCGGCGCGCTGCAGCCAAGGCAGCAGCAGGTCGGTCTGGGCCGTCGGGTCGTAGGCCTGCAGCTTCTTGGAGAAGCCCCGGTCTTTCAGGATGCGGGCCACGTCGCGGACGGGCGGGCCCAGGTGCGTGAACTTCAGCACCTTGTCGATGTGCATCGGCAGCAGGCGCAGGTCCAGCGCCAGCTCGCGGGTGTAGTCCTCGACGCGCGACTTGGTGAAGCCGTTCGAGGCCGCCGGGAACATGGCGCTGTCGCCGCCTTCGATGGCCTCCTGCTCGGCGCGCAGAGCGGCGTCCTGAACCAGGAAGCCGTCGGTCATCGCAGGGACGTAGCCGCCGCGCAGCTGGCCGAAAGGGGTGTCGACCGGGTCGGCGCTGACCTCGTCGAAGTACCGGCCGTAGATCGCGCGGTGAGCTTTCTGCGCGCCGGGCTTGGTCTCTTCCAGCAAGTCCCAGACGGCCTGCACGAAGGTCCAGTCCTTCTGCGTCAGGACGCCTTCGGTGTGCAGGCGGTCGACGAACGACTGCCAGCGGCTGTCGTCGAGCGAGCCGTCGGCGTTCTTCTTGCCCCAGCCCCGGCCGAGCAGGAGCTTGGACTTGTTAGAGCCGTTGCCGGTGTGCAACAGGGCGTGGAACAACTCCGACTTGCCGCCGAAGGTGTATCCGATCTCGGGGGCCTTGATGTCGCCGGGCTTCAGCTCGGCGCGCATGCCGTCGAGCAGCTCGCGGAAACGGCGGATGTAGACGCCGCTCTCGGCGCGGTAGGCGTCGGCGGCGACCGAGATCGGGTTCCAGATGTACTTGCGGAACGGCCCCGAGTTCGCACCGTCGGTGCCCCGGGCCCAGCTCTCCACGCGGCGCAGCGCGGCGCGAGCGCCGAGCAGGTCGCGGACGCGGTTGTCGCGATCCGTCGGCGCGCGGTCGACGCCGGCCTGGGCGGGGATGCCGAGGGTGTCGAGGCGCAGGCCCAGCTCGGTGGTGACCACCTCGCGGTCTATGAGCTTGCCGTCGATCTCGATCTGCTTGGTGCGACGCGACAGAACCCAGAGCTGGTTGACGGTGTCGCGCAGCGCGGTGAACTGTTCGTAGGTCAGATCGACCACGGGCTTGGCGTCGCCCCTGGCACCGTTCACGAAGGGCTCGATGTCGGCGTAGAGCGTCGGGTCGTATTGCGACAGGGCCTTCATGTAGCCAGCCGGATCGTTCTTGACGCGGCCGACGCCGTAGGAGGCCAGCACCGCGCGAGCAGCGTTGACCAGGTCCATGTTGCGCGACTTCGAGATGCTGTCGTCCTTGGCGCTCACGATCCGCGTGAACAACCGCATCGTCTTCTCGACGTCCTTTTGGGCCTGCTGCACGGCGCGGCCGGTGTGCAGGTTGACCAGCTGGTTGCGCTTGGCCGTGGCGAAGGCGGGCAGGTCGTCGGCCTTCAGCGCCTTCTCGGCGGCCTTGGCGGCGCGGCCTTGGGCGGCCAGGTACTGCGCCGGCCGCAGCCGCTTCAGCTCCAGCCGGTTGACGACCTGGGCCGCGAACTCCTTGGCGGCGCTGTTCAGGATCGACTTCTTGCCGATGGCCTTGTCGGCCATCGCCATCTCGGCGGCGACGAACTTGCCACGCGCCTCGTTGGCGACGGCCTCGTTGGCGGCGCGCTCGATGGACTGCGCGTCGGACAGGTCGCCGTAGCGTTCGAGCATGCGCTGGTCGGTCAGGCCCTTGATCTTGTCGGCGCTGTCTTCGCCGTTGACCAGGTCTTCGATCAGGGCTTCGCCGTTGGGGTAGCCGAACATGCTGGCGACGGCGTCGGGGTGCAGGCCGTCGGTGCTGACCTCCCCGTACTTGCCGCCCCGGCGCAGCTGGGTCCAGGGGCCGTCGGCCGGGTACAGCGACTTGAGGGTGGCCAGGTCCAGCTTCGCTGCGCCTTCGACCGGCTCGCCGTTCTCGCCCAAGCCGCGACGCAGGAAGCTCCGCGCCCGGTTGACTGGCTCGGCCATGACTTCGGCGGTGACCTCGGCGCGGACAGCCTTGCGCTGCTCTTCGCCTTCGCGCTGCAGCGACCGCAGGTAGCGGTCCTTGGCACCGGATGCCCAGCGCATGTCGCGCGCGCTGCGCTGCTCGAGCTGCTCGATGGCCTCGGCCGTGGCGTCGCCCGCCAGCCGCTGGTACTCTTCCCACTCGTCGGCGCTGGCGAACTCGGGCTTGTTGGTGAAGGCCGGCGCGAGCCCGCGGACCTGCTCCATGTCCTTGATCTCGGCTTCGGAGGCGAGCATCCGGTCCATGACCTGACGGACCTCGTCGGTCAGCTCGACGTCGAGGGCGGTCAGCGAACGGTAGACGTTCTTGAGCCATGCCGAGAAGCGGCGGAACACATCGCGCAGGGCCAGGCTCGGGGCACGGCCCTCGAAGTGGTAGGCCTCGAAGCCGCGGGCCCATTTCTCGTGATAGGGGCGACGCTGCTCGGGCAACATGCCGTTCCAGCTGGCCTGGGTCATGCCCGGCTCGAACCAGTTGAGCACGGTGCTCATGTCGGCGACGATGTCAGCCGGCGCGTCCGGCTGGTTGGCCATGTGCGCCGTGGCTTCGAGGAAGAAGTGCCCGGTCTCGTGGATGAAAGTTGAGAGGTCGGCGGCGCGCAGCAGGCTGATGACGCTCGGCGTCTGGCTGACGTCCTGGCCGAAGGCGATCTGGCCGCGGTTGCGCTGGAACAGAGCGAAGCCGCCGCGCGCGGCCGAGGCCTTGGTCAGCTGGCTGGTCTCGACGGCGCGCTCCAGCGCGGAGAAGAAGGGGTCGGACTGGTTAAAGGTTTCGGTCTGTTCGCCGAAGTCGATGTCCACCGTGAACAGCGCGCCCGTGCCGGGCACCTCGGTGAAGTAGTCCTCGGGGCGGGTGGCGTGGACGGTCACGCCCGTCGCCGCGTCGATCCGGCCGTCTTGGTAGATCAGGCCTTTGTGCGTCAGCACGCTGTCCTGGTCGTACTTCCGGCCGAGGTCGCGCGCCTGCTGCTCGGTGACCCCAACGACCACGAACGAGTTCTCGATCTGGCCGTAGCGGCCAATCGACGGCTGGTAGTCGACGCCCAGCGCATCGAGATCGGCGACCAGCTTGGCCTGGGCCGCGGCGTTTGCCTCCGGTGTGGCCTGCTGGCCCATCGGGTTCTCGGCCGTCAGGACCGACCAATCGTCCTTTTGCAAAAGCGAGCCGATGTTCTCCGGGGAGAAGTATTCGGCTACGCTGCGGGCGACGGGGCCTTGGTTGTAGGCGAGAGCGCCGGGGTCAGACTGTTCAGCGGCAGCTTCCCAATCGCCGCCCAGATCGGGTCCGAGGGCTCCAGCAGCTGCGGTTCCTTCAGCGACGACACGTTGGGCTGCTTCTTCATAACTGACATCCGCTGTTTGACGAGCGCCCAGCTCTCCGTAGAGGCGCTTCTCATAATACCACAGGACGGCTTGAATATCCGCCACACTGATCTCGACGCCTTGGCGTTTGAGCGCGGCCCGCGCACGCGCGACCGTGTCGAGCATGAAGCTGCGGTCGGAGGCGTTGAACGGCTGGTCCTCGATGTTCTCGAAGGCGGCCTTGTAGAGCGTGTTCGCCGCGGCCTCGATCTCGCTGGGGTTCTTGTAACCCCGGGCGGCGTAGGTGTTACGCGGCCCGACCGTCGCGGCCAAGGTCTCATCGTCCGACAGGTTCGGCTGGCCCAGCAGCTCGCGGAAGCGGGCCAGGCCTTGCGCGGTCGGTTTCTGCAGCAGGGTGCCGCGGTAGCGGTTAAAGGTCCGCGACCACCAGCGATCCATCGTCAGGTAGCCGTCCGCGCCCATCAGGTTGGCGTAGAAGGCCCCGAGCTTCGGGCCGAAGATGACGGCGGCCAGGGGCAGTTTGACGTCGGCCTTGTAGCTGGTGGAGAACTGAACACCGAGCGCCGCGGCCTTCTTCTTCAGCTCCGACACCGTCAGTTCTTGCAGCAGCGTTTCGCGCATGCCTGCCGGGCCGAGCGTGTCGTACAGCTCCTGCACCTTGGCCAGGTTCTGGTCGACGCTGGCCTGGCGCTGGGTGCCTCGGTCGGCGACGAACCGGCCGTCGGCCTTGAACGCGCGGTAGATGCCGG